GAGATAACTTGCTCCGTGCTGTCCGCAAACTTCTGTCCAGCAGTAGCTACGAAATTCAACATCTGGAATAGAGTAGAGGAAGGCTCCTTATAAGGGAGGGGAACAATAGCCTTTGATAAATCTATACCAGTTGCCTCAACCTCCTTGAACTCGCCGGGAGCAATAGGTTCGTTGTCGCCAACCATCCTTACTCCTTTAGCCTTAAACCCTCCCGGTAAATTTGCAAACTGCCCTGCATCTATCAGCGAACGCATTGCCGCAGTAGCACTCATAGTCAAATTACCAAGAAAGTGTATAAGGCCAAGACCGTAAAAACCAAAACCCGGTACAAACCTATAGTGAACAAAATGTTCTATCTTTTCTTTGTTTGGATCATCTTGGTTGTAGTTTCTACGAATGCTTAGTATCTGTCGAGACTGACTCTCAACAGTAACAATATAGGGAAGAGGAAAGTCTTCCTCTTCTATGTCAAGATAGCAGTGCTGTTCCAGCAGCACGTACTGAGGATCGTTGTCAGAGGAGGGAGACAACCCAATGATTGTATCCATCTTCTCTGCAAAAGTTGTAATGTTATTAGATGATGGTTCAGGAAGATCAACGGGCTGATAAACACCAGCGTTAATATCTCGTGCTATCTCAACAGGGCTTCGATAAATTACATGTGTGTAACGATCTGCGTTAGCAAGATCAGTTGCATAGTATGACACATAGAACTGGTCAATAGGAATAAACTCAGAGCGGGGGCGTTTGGTTGTTGCGTCATAGTACAGCTTTTTAAATGCCGACCCAATGATAGGCAGATGGAACAGCATCCTTTCAAACTCATCAAAGTATTCGGGCATCTGCTCCGTTACTTGATAGTTCATAAAGTCTTGAACTCTATTAGCTTGTAATTCTTTTTCTGCGTTTGACTTACCAAGTATCTGTGCCTTGATAGGACCGCTTGCCGGAAATAGTTCACCTGAAGCTTTGGACTGAAACTTAACCGCTGATTCAATTAGAAGAGGATGCACAGCAGTGCATGCACCTTCAAAGGGTTCAGAACCTTGTTCTAGTTTAAGACCAAGAAGATCAAAGCCGCTTTCAAACATGGACTCCCATTCTGCACGGGAATCTTTATCAGACTGATAGTTTTCAATTACACTGTTTGCAATCTCATCTAGCTGGTCTTCCTCAAGAAGTTCAGACATATCACCAAACCATTCGGTAACATACTCTGATGCTTCCATGTCTACAGTCTCTTCAGAGAAGTCAACAATGACACCGCCGTCTGAAGGATCAACTTCAAAGGTTGCATTAGCCTCTTCTTCTATAGGAAGGGCAACAACATCACCAACTTCTTGCGGCATTGTATCGTATGGATTTCTTTCAGTAGCCATTTATTTCCCTATTAAAAATTTTGTTCCCTGCATTTATTATAGCACACAAACTTAAAAATCCCAAATGTTTATCAAACATTCCAGTATGTTGCTCTACCCCTGCTTACCCGATCCTCTTCTTCTTCAGGGTCTTCGGGGTGTGAAAGGTGCCATGATTCCTTCATGTAATGCACTGCCATTGTCAGGGCGTCCACTTGGTCATCATGTGCTGCATTAGGAAATCTTATTAGTTCTTCAATGAGATCGTCTGCCCATTTCTTACTCTTTGGTATCCACAGTCTACCTGCCTCCATGATAGGGCTGGCCGCATAAACTCTGGATACCTTGTCTCTGTCAGGATTATATTCCATTACCGGAAGTCCCGCCCTACGCATGTCCTGTATAAGAGATTGGCCGGATGCTTTCTTTTCCACCATGCACACATCAGGTCTATGTTGGTTATACAGCTTCTGCGCCAGCCGCCTCAGTTCTGGATATTCAAAGCGGCCCTTGATGTTACCAAGAAGTATCAGGTGAGCCGCAAAATCTTCTCTGCCTTTCTCATCTTGATCATACATATAGAATATGCCCCACGTCTGTATTACGCTGTAGTCAGCCGTGGTAGAAGTAGAGAAAGCAGTATCGTATGTTTGTATGACAAACTCGCAGTTAGGCGGTTCTTCATATTCCCAATCTTGTATCCAGCGTTTCTTTATAAGACCACCTTCTTCTGGTGTGGGGTCTTGCATGTACAGCGCATTCCAGTACCTGCTACCATTGCTGGCCTTGATCTCGTTCTCGTCTACCTTTAGTACATGGTCTGGTTTCCATTCAGGAAAGTAGCTGGTGCCTACAGGCAGATCAAGAAGCTCTGATGCATCTTCGTCAACCCATGCAGGTATCTTTACAACATCCCACGGTATCGTCTCATAGTCAGGCATGTTCTCCTGTTGCTTGAGAAGCCAGCCACAGAGATCGTCATAGTGATATCGGGTGTTGATTATTACGATAGCTCCGTCAGGCATGATACGTGTGCG